ATATCTTGCAGCTAAGGAACAGTATTTAGACGATATGACTGAATACTTAATGTCTCAGGAAGAAAAACGTAACCAGTTAACAGAACAACAGCTGGCTGAACAACAAAAGTTGCAGTCACAAAATCAATTGTTGTCTGATTTACAATCTGGTTATGGATATACTCCTGAACAAGCTAGCGACTTTGTACAAACAATGTCATCACCAGAATCCTTATCACTAGATAACTTGGTCAAACTACATAAGGTATTAAACTCAAGGGAAAGTGAAACCATCCCAGTAGCACAACCAAATGTAATTGACAGAAGAACTTCTGAGTATGCACAAAGACAACAGAAGTTAGCTATTCCTAAACCTATCAGCACGCAGCCAAGTGTTAATAAGCAGTCATCTAATAAAAGTATAGAAGATCAAATGATGGATTCTATGGTTCAAAACTATAAGAATAAGAATCCATTTTAATTAAAGGAGAAATAAGATGTCTGATGTATATAGCATAGGACCAGGAGTTACTTTAGACGGCTCAGCTGGAAGTGCCAGCTCTATTAACGATTCAAGAAGAATCTTTAATTTTGGAGAAAGAGTCGCTGAATTAGCACCTCAACAATCACCTTTTCTTACTTACTTATCAAAAGTTTCAAATAAGCCTACAGATGATCCTGTATTTAAATTTTTGGAACAAAGACATCAATATCAAAGAAGAAACTTTGAAGTAAAAACAGCAATCACTTCAGGTGCTTATGCATCTGCAATTGGTGATTTTGATTTTGCTGCTGGTGATAACTTTGATGTAGACGTTTTATACGATCAGTATGGAAGAGAAGTAACTGCTGCAGTAGCACCTAACTTTTTACTAGCAAACCAAATCGTTGCAATCGAATGTGATTACGACCTTGACGGTTCTGATGCTGGTGTAGGAAGTGAAACAGCTGCTGTTGCTTACTTTAAAATCGCAGCTGCACCTGCTGCAGCTACAGATGCTAAAAGATTAACTCTTTCAGCAATTAAAGTAGTATATAAACCAACAGGTTCAAATGGACTTACAGCAACTAACGCTGGTGAAATTTCACTAGCTGCTAGCTCTACATTAATTTTTAGAGAAAATGCTAAAGGTCAAGTAATTGGCTCAGCTTTTGCTGAAGGTTCTAAAGATCCAGAAAGCTGGAGAGACGAGTTCTGGACAAGAGAAGGATACACACAAATCTTTAAGACTAGTGTGCCTCTATTCTCTGGTACAGCACTTGCTACTCGTTATCGTGGAGTATCAAACGAATATATGAGAGTATATCAAGAAAAACTTATGGAACATAAGATGGATCTTGAGCACGCTATGTTATTCGGTATTGGTTCTGACGATAGCACACCTGGTGGACCAGTTCGTAGAACTTGGGGTATTTTACCTTACACTGAACAGTATGGTAAAGTGAAGATGTTTGATTATGCTAACGCTTCATACGACACTTTTGTAGATGCAATGGAAGATGTATTCGCACCAGAAACTGGAAACAGTGGTGAGAAACTTGTTCTAGCTTCTAGAAAAGTTATATCATACTTTAATAAACTTGGAGGTTCTTCATTCCTAGGTAACACTATGGCATTGAACAACCAAGTTGGTAGTGGATTAGACATCCAAAATGTACAAGGTGCATTTGGACACAATGTTACAAGAATTAGTACCATTTATGGTAATTTAAATCTTGTACCTGAACCACTATTTAGAGGTGCGTATGAAAATACTGCTATTATGATTGACTTGAACAACGTGGCTTATAGACCATTAGTTGGTAATGGTGTATCAAGAGATACTCAAATTATCACTAACGTTCAAGATCAAGATGTTGACGGAAGAAAAGACATGATTCTTACAGAAGCAGGTCTTGAAATTCAACTTCCTGAAACACATACTGTATTGCAGTTCTTTAGTTAAGTTGAATAATGAGGGGGATGAAATATTCCCCCTCTATTAAAAGGAGAGAGAGATGCCAAAACAAATGAAAATAGATTTTCCAAAAGAAGGACAAGTAATGTCTCCATTGCAAAAAGCTAGAAAAAACAAAGCAGCAGCTATTAAACCTGTTGTTATTAAAACTATGGGTAAATATAGTGGTGCAGGAAGAGGTATGGGTAGATTACTTATGGGTGGTGCAGCAGCAGCTGGTGTAGTTGCTGGAATTGGAATACTTGCTAATAGAAGAAAGAAAAAGAAAGAGAAGTAGTTATGACTATGGTTACTAGAGCAGCTAAACAAGTGTTAGCTTTACGTAAAAGAAAACGTAAAAACAGTTTATTTAATCCTACTTTAAAAGAGTTGAAAGATACCTCTGCAAATTTAGATTTAGCTAAAGAGTTGGGTATGCAAAAAAAAATGTATAGAGAAACTGGATTAGAAAGTGCAGCTGACGTATTAAGAAAAAAAGGTAAAATGAAAATATGAGCTTACAAACTGACATAGAAGCAATAACTGGTAGTATATCTGATATTACAACAGAAGCGTTAGAGTTTTGTAAAGAGGGTAATAAATATGTGCAAAGAATTATTGCAAAGAATCCTGCTTTATCAGAACGATTGACACAAACACAAGAGATTACAAGTGATAATGGTTATGCATTAACTGATGTTATTGACATTATTTCTGTTGTTAGAGAACAAGCAGATTCTGGAACAGCATCTAAATTTTGTAGAAGAATTAGTTTTGGAGATAGCTTTAATGCATTAGATTCAGACAGCATTTATTTTGCTACAGTTACTGATCCTAGATATTTTATAGATGGTAATGTATTAAAAGTATTACCAGTACCAACAGCAGCACAAAAAGCAGTGTTAAGACATATAACACCAGTTTTTGAAAGTAGCGATAGTGCTATAACAGATATATCTCAAGCTAGTAGCATAGATCATTTACCTTCTGAGTATACAAGAGGTGTTGTTTTATATGCAGCATTACAAGTATTGCAAAAAAGAATGAATGAAATAGACAAGCCTATAGGTGCTACTAACTTAACTACAATAGATACTAGTGCAAATCAAGGCACTGAATCAGATAGAGTTAATGTAAATAAGTGGTTTAATATTGTAGGAGACTATTTAGCAGACGAGGATGTAGAATTAGCAAATGCATACTTGAATAAAATGAATGTATTCTTAAGCAACTATCAAGCTGAACTACAAGGAGATACTAGTCAATATGGATGGTATGAAAGTCAGTATTTTAAAGTTTCTAGACAATTAGTAGAGTTTTTAACAATGTTTTCAGCAATGAAACTACAACCAATAGGAGTACCAAATGAAGTTGCAGGAAATGATTGAACTAGTACAAAAGCATCATCCAGATCTTGGTAATGTAGAAGTAATTAAGTTATTAAACCAAGCATCAGATGAATTTTGTTCTAGAACATTAATATTAGACGAAGCTACTCAGTTTGATACAGTATCAGGACAACGTTATTACGGATTGAAAGATTCTATATTGGAAATTAAATCTGTAGATATGCAAGACGAAGATGGTAATGTAAAATCAATTAAACGTCTACAAGGTAGACCAGAGTACAGGGATATAACATAATGAGCCATAGAGATAAATTAAACGCTAGACAAACAAAGCAACACGTATATTGGGTAGAACGTGACTCAATTGGTATTGCATTATATGACGCTAGTCAAAATGAAAAAGAATTATTTAAAAGTGTAACTGCTGTTCATACGATAACATTGTTTTATCATAAGAAAGCATTGCACTTTGGTGTAAACTCAGCTGGATCTTCTACATTAGAAAGTACAGCATTAATGTCTGAACAAAGTGAACTACCAACACAGTTTCATCAATATTTAGTTGATAAAGCTATTCAGTTGGGATATGAAACAAAACCAGATATGATTCAGATGGCACCATACTTTGAACGTAAGTTTGAAAAAGGCATTAAAGAAGGTAAGACTTTTGCGAACAGAGGTCGCATTAGTGGTAGAAGAAGAATAGTACAACATAGTTTTTAATGGCAAATACTTGGAGAGTAGGAGAATTTGGTTTAACATCATTTGATGACCACGATCTATCACTTAGTGATTTGATCCAGCATTTTAATGATGATATAAATAATAATTTTACAGATATTCCTACGCCTGATGGTAAAGTAGATGAAGCTACGTTTACAAACATACCTACACCAGACGGTAAGGTAGATGAACCTAGCTTTACTATGATACCTACTCCATTAGGTAAAGTAGAGGAACCAAGCTATACGCTTGTTCCTGATTCTACAATACCAACATTTACAAGTATACCGTTACCTGATGGTAAAGTAGATGAACCAGTTTATGAAGATAGAATAAAAAATACGTAGGAGATTATAATGGGTGGAAGTTTAACAAGTCCAAATAAGATTAAAGACGTCTATAAAAAAATAGTCTTTTATGATGACAATAAATTTAAAATAGATAACGGGTCTTCGGATGTAGTAATTACATCTGCAGAAAACTTTTCTAGTGACACAGAGCAAACATTAGTTAATAAAACCATAAATGCTGATGATA